GTTTCAACTGCATCATTGATCAAGATGGTGGATCTTCTGAATCAAGAATTGTATGCTGAACTTTATGAAGTTGACCCAGAGAGATACATTTTGGAGACAACCTTCACATTCCAGGAGGGAGTATTGACATATTCTTTACCTGCTGACTTTGAAACTGTGAATATGTTGGGTTGCGGGCTATTTATTTACGAAAACTCACAAATTGGAGATGAGTTGATCTTTGACGTTGATTCTAATGGCGATTTAAGCCTAAAAGAGACGGTCAAAGGTAATACGACACTAAAATTAAGATATCTACCAACACGAGCCAACCTCACAGCTCTGGACGACGAAACGGTGGTTGAGGATAGATATGGGGAGGTGCTTTTGCATGGTTTAGACAAAATGATTGCGCTGAGAGATCAAGATATCCAAAGATCTAACAATTCAGGTCAAATTTACAGCATGAAAGTAAACAAAATGCAGAAAAGAATAATGAACACTCCAAGCGTGCACTCAATGCCAGACCCAACTAATCCATTCTAATGAGAAATATACAACTACAACCAACACAGGTTCAGAACATCACAACTACAGGGGCTAAGAAAGGGGTGAATCTCAGAGATAATCCTCAGATGATCAATGTAGACTTCGCTCAAGTCATAGAAAACTACCAAGCTTTAGCTGACGGTAGGTTAATTAAGACTAAAGGGTTGCGTCTACATAGAAACTTGGGAAGTGAAGTGGTTAATTTATATGAAAAATGGGACGATTGGTTGTTAGTGTACTCACAAGGTACTACTCTTTACATATTAGATGAAAGGGATGACACGACATATACGGTTAAAGATGACTTTGCAGAGTCTAGGATTAAAGGTGTTAGGTATGGTGAGTATTTCTTCACTGGATCTAATGACACACAGCTTACAAGAGTAGAAAAACGCATCAACTATTCAAATCTAGTGGGTACTATTAATGTTGGAGATTCTGTAATAGATGCAGATACAAATCAGAGGATAGCTGAAGTACTTGAAACAGGCAGTGGTTACGTTGTAGTTAAAGATTTTAGCACAACGAGTCCTGCTAGTGCATCCAGTTTAGAGATAGGGAGTGCGACTTGTGATCTAGATAGTTATGAGTATTTCCCTGCTAGCATATCGAATGCACCAGAGGTTGAAGCAATCAATCTAATAGCTACAAGACTGTATGTGGGTTCAGGAAACACGGTTTATTTCTCTGAGGTAGATGCAGGAAGCAACCCGCCGTTCGATACGTGGAGTACGTCAACATCCGCTGATGGATCGGGTAGTATTTCATTTAAAAGAGCGGGTAGAGTTAAATCAATCGAGCCTTTAGGACAGTACATAGTGGTATTCCAAGAAAAAGGTAAGTTTGCATTCGAACACAGAACTATAGACAGTAATGGAACTCTAAAGAGGGTTGATATTAGTAATGTAAACAGATTAGATGACGGTGGGAGTACGGCAACCGTATCAACACCACAAGGTATATTCTACCTAAATGAAGCGGGGTTATGGCAGTTGATAACCTTGGGTGTAAAGAACACACCATTCACTGAACAGGATATAGAGTTAAGCCAGTTATTGGGTGCTGAATATTTTGATAAGGTTAATTTAAGTTCAGATCCGAGCATATTCTATGACGCAGCATCCCAAACAGTGTTCTTGTCTTTAGCTAACGATTCAACAGTCAACAACGAGCTATTGGCATACAGAACCGAGTTTAAATCATTTACCACAATCACTAATTGGAGTATTCAAACCTTCTATATAGACGGTAGGGATTTTTATGGAACATCTAGTGTTGACGGGAAGGTTTATAAGCTATTTACAAGCCATGACAACGACGGAATAGGTATTAGATCGATATATAAGCAAGAAATACAAACTGGAGACCTTACCACACGTAAAGACCTAATAGGTGTTGCTATAGGAGCAAATATAAGCGAGGACAGCAATATCACAGTAAGTTTTGATATTCATGATGAGGATGGACAGTTGATTGAGAATGTTGTAAGGTTGGAGATTGATGAAACTTACAAATTGAGCAATCTAGAGGGGTATTATGAGCTTGGTTATGGTGGAGCATGGGGTGGAAAATCAGAAAGTAGTAAGTTAATCCCAGTTCTACTAGACAGCAACGCACAATACCGAAACTACACAAGGTTAATCCTTAAAATTGAAGACTTCTCAAAGGCACAACATGAAATCAATTATGTACGCCTGATTTGGCGAGAGAAGTCACCAGTCACAAAACGTCAAATAACTAAATTATAATGGCATACACACCTGCAACTAAACTACCAGACTTATTTATCACAGAACTTGAAGGTTATTCTTTTACTAGTGCTTTGACAACGACAAGTACGAGTGGAACGCTAAATAAAGCTATTACAGAACAGGATGGGACTGTCCCAACTGGTAAAGCAATGATCATTAAGGCTATTAACGCAGAGAATGAAACAGAAAACATATATGTTCCAGTAGGAGGCATAAGTGCTGATGGCCAAACAGTATCAAATCTAGTTAGAGGTGTAAGGTATGATGGTTTAGATTTCACTACAGGAGATTCAAGCCTAGCTAAAGAGTTCTCAAGTGGTGACAAGGTAGTTTGTCCAGTAAATGCAGTTTACGCTAACCTTGTGAAAGCCTTTATATTAGGTCAAGTTGCCTCAAATGGCCAAGAAATGAGATTAGGAGACGAAACAGACAGTGATTTTACATTCAAATGGGCAAAAAATGGTGAAACAGTAGGGTTTTTACGAATCAATGAGTCAACTAACGAAGTTGAGTTTAGAGATTATGGTGGTGCGTGGACTTCATTCAACGATGCGGTGGTCGGAAACCTTGTCAGTGTATCCAACGACGACACAACGCCTTCTTATTTAGAAACAAAATTGGTAGCAGGTGATAACATTACTCTTACCGTGAACAACGGAGGAGCAAATGAAACGATAACGATACAAGCTAGTTCGCAGAGAGAAGGAATAGTAGAGCATGCAACTTATACACCAGCATCACTAGAAGGAGGTAGCAACGCAGAGACCAATATTTCCTTGTGGGACTCAATATCTGATGGATCGGGTAGAGTAACTATAGATGGAACTGCTTACAACATTGATGGAATGGATTTCACAGCAACTGGGCCTCTAGGTATTGTAACTGACATGAATGAAGTGGCTTCAGTAATACAGTATTATGTTAGGCAAGCCACAGGAGGAGAAGAGACAGTTACATGGGATACAGACCATTTTGAATATGCTTCAGTAGATACAACAGTAGATTCAGAGTTTTCAGTTTGGACAACTTCTACAGGAACTGTAGGTACTGATATTTCGGGGGCAGGTGGTTCTGATTGGATGGACGCAGATTCGGGTAATGCCACAGTTACAGCACCAGTACTTGACCCTACAGCAGACAGCGGAAAAGTTTTACTGCTAACAAGTCAGGGTAGCTTGAGTGCCAAAGGGGTGACAGGAGAAGCTAGTGTTACTGAGGATGATGTTTTGGCAGTAGATAATAATGGGAATGTGAAAACAAGAAATTTACCCGCAGCTAGTTATTTATTAGACTTAGACACTGGCGGACATAGTCAAGGTGCTTCAGCTACAGCTACAGCATATACATATACTATACCAGCGAATATGCTACTAGATAGACTAATAAGATTAAAATTTAGATTTGCTTATGTAGCTAACACATCGGTGGATATTGATATTCAGTTAGATGGTACTAGTGTTTTTAATCCTACTATCTCTACAGGAGCAAGTAACGATTTTGGCGAAATGCAGATTGATTTATATAATACGGTTAGTACGAGCAATCAAGACACTAGCGGATCTTTGATATATGCAGCTACTGGAGGTGGTAACACCAGGTACGTGAGAGAATTAAACTCTACAACCAAAGATACAACCACAGCATTAGACTTAACTGTGGTTGTAACTACAGGAGCGAGCGATAGCATTGATATCGACTCATTTATACTCGAGCTAATATAAAATTATGATAAAAAACCCATTCGCACCATACAAAAAGAAAGAGCAGAACGACGTTGATAAGCTTAAGAAGGCAAATAACCAACAAGAACAGCCTAAAGTTGATTATACCCAAGAAATAGGCGATATCCCAACGCAAAGTAAGCTCGAACAAAGAGTGTCAAATACTGTGAACGGTCAAGATATAAACCAAATACCACAAGGGCAGGGGCAGGTAATGCTACCTAGTGGTCAAGTACTACAACAAGACCCAACTACAGGAGAAATTATTGATACACGATCAAACGACCAAAAAGCATTTACGACAGGGAGATTTGCTAGATATGATAAAAACGGAAAGCTTATTGGGTATGCAAATACACCTAACGCAGGTGACCCACGTCCTATTTTTGATAAACAGGGGGATTTTGTTCGATATGCTGACGGTAGGTATAGCAATACTGAAGGAAGCTCTAGATTTGAAGGAAGTTCTTCTTCAATCTCATCTAGTGGTTCAAGCGGTGGATCAAGTGGTGGTGTAACTGGATACAGATCAGACGGAACACCTATTTTATCAGGTGATAGAACAGATCCAGATAGCGAAATTACACAAGTAAACGCACTTAGAAATCAAGGCTTAGCTGAAGGAAAGCAGGCTCTAAACTATTTAGGTGTAGATAGTGATGGCATGTACAATTCCAAGGATCAGATCTACCGAGATAAGCTTGAGATGCTTGAAAAATCAACAGGCGTAGAGCTTGCAAGGTTGGACTTATTAGAAGAAGAGGAGCTTTTAGCACTTGAGCAGATGACACAGCAGGTTGAAGGTGCGATTGGTGCAAACAGAGCTTCTTTCTCACAGTCTCGAGAAGGTGTTCAGGCTGGATCTCTTAACATGGTAAAGCGTGAGTTTGAAGAGCATATTAACAAACAGCTTAACTTAAGAGTGAAGCAATCAGCTCAATTAATGACTGAAATAGCACTTAAGAAAGAGCAATTAGAGCTTGCTAAAAAAGAAGGCCAGACAGGCATTGCAGAGAGCCTAGCAATGGAGATCTCCAGAGCAAAAGACGCATTACAGGAGAATAAAATGGAGTATATTGACGCACTTGGAAGGCAGATAGATCAGCAATTAAAAGTTGACCAAAATTTCCGAGCTCAATTTGATACAGCTTACAGCATGATGGCTTCAGGGCAGGAGTTTTCTACAGATCAGCTTATGGGACTCTCAAATAGCCTCGGATTGCCAAGCGATCTAATGCTAAGTACATACTCAAGCTTGCAAAGAGTGAGAAATGATAAAGGTTTATCTGAAGAACAAAAAATAGCTGAAACTCAAAATATAATCCTAGACTCTCAGATGAGAGCTAATGGATTTATGACTGAAAAACAGCAATCAGCAAAAATGCTTATAGATAGATACCAAGCAGGTGCGATATCAAAAGAATTCCTGGAAACTCAAATGACAGCACTTGATATTAATGACCCAAGGTACAATCCATTTGCAAGGTTGGAACTTGAACAGGAGCAGTTAAGTGTTGAGATGGAAAGGAAAAAGCTCAACGGAGAGCCAATTACCTTCCAAGACAGAATAGCAATGGCCGATTTCCAATTAGAGCAAATGGCCTTAAATGGTGAACTTATGGGGTATGAGCCCACTGAGAGCTTAGAAGGTATAAGTGCAACTTATCAAAACGGGGAGTTAGTTTTCGATCTTACAAATATGCAAGATAGGCATTGGGAGTGTGGCGAGTTTGTTAACAGGACTTGGGGTTTGCCAAGTGGAGCAGGTGGAGGTTTCCCAGACTTATACTCAGACAAAAAGGCAATGATTGATATACCAGCTGACTCAGTTGATGAATTTAATATTATTCAAACTGTTAGACCTGGGATGGCATTTGTAATGGGAGCTTCTGGTGATGCAGCTAAATATGGTCATGTAGGAATAGTTAGCAAGGTTTATCCAGACGGAACATTTGATACCGTAGAGGCTAATTTCCCAGGAGATAAAGTAAAGGCGAATGTAGTAAATAAAAGAAGATCTATTGCCGATGTAGACGGATTCACAAAACCACCAGCTGGTAAAGTACAGACGGTTGGCGGAGGCGTAGCTAAAATGAATAACATGGTTCAATCTGCAACTCCAGCACTAACTCAACTAGTTTCTAAGGACGAAAAAGGCACAGTAGCATCAGAAATACAAAGGTTGGCAGAATCTGGTGACCCAAAAAGACTACAAGATTATGTGAAAACTACCGTATTTAATAGTTTAACAGCTGACCAATCAAACAAGTTGTGGCTTAGAAGCAACATCGTAGGAAAAGATGCTGAGCTAAAAAAATTATTAGAGCAATATCAAGGTGATATGGGTATCTTTGAGGGGTCGTTGATTGAGATGAAAAATAAAATTGGGAAAATGGCTGATCCAGAACAACAGAAGATAGCTCAGTTAATTAGGTTGAATCTAGAGGACTTTGGTAGAGCACAAACAGGGGCTGCAATTCAAGATTTTGAAAACGATAAATTTAAGGATATACTGCCAGATATTTACGATGGTAAAGAGCTGGCTATTGCTAAGATTGAATCCTTTGCAGAGGCAGTAGAAATTGACGTTAACAGCACGCTAAGGTTCAAACTTGGGGATTCTGTTTATAATGACGTTTTTGGAGTTAATGAAGTTGAACCAGAAGAAGATTGGAGCACTTTATACGAAACTGCATTAGATGATGAATTGCAATCTAGTTATCAATCTGAAATGTCAAATAGTATAGATGATGAATGGGATACTTTTTAATAATTAAATTATGTTAACAGATCAGGATAGAGCATTTCTAAGGAAGTTAAAAGCTAAGGGTAAAACTAAAGAGGAGGCTAAAGAGATTTTGTTAGGCGTAAAAACTAAGCAACAACAAGCAGCAAACCTTGAGAAACAAAAACAACCTCAAAATTTAGGAGCTGGTCTATGGGATTCAACTAAAAATCTTGTAGTGGATGGAGGAAAGACAGCCCTTAATTTAGCGGGAACAGGAGCCAATCTTATAACTTTTGGTAATGCGAATGTTGGGTATGGTACGGAAAATAGATTTAAAGATGATTTATATGATAAGAGTGTGGAAGGAGCAAAAGAAGGTTTCCAAAAAGGTAATCAACTTAGAAAAGATACGGTAGACTCTATCGAAGAGAAGCCTGGTATTGGAGACGATGCCAAGAGGCTTGGAGCTAATTTACTTGGAGTAGGTGAAACAATCGTCACAACATTAAGCGGAGCAGGAGGAGGAGCTCTTGAAGATATTGTTTCTCCAACTTTTCAAGGAACATTCAACGGTTTATCGGACGAAAATAAACAGCGTATAGGTGGAAAAATGCAAGAGATAAACGACTGGTATAATAACCAAGATGAAGATACGAAATTATTACTAAGGCACCTAGGAGTTGTTGGAGATGGTTTACTGACATTTGGTACGGCTGGAGCAGGTAAAACTGGGGTGTCTGGAGCTAAAACAATTGTAAAACAAGCAGATGATGTATTGAAGCCAGTTATTAAAGAGGGGTTAGATATAACTGCACGAAATCTAGATGCAGTTGGTAGCAAGATAACCAATAGTAGGCAGGGAGTGTCAGCTCAAGTATTAAACAGTATGAACAAGGTTATTCCAACTAAACAGAGGGAATTTATACAGATGAGTGGAGGTGACACAGTGGGAGACTACCTCTTGAAAAGAGATATTATAGGAAATCCTACTGAAACAATAGAGCAATTAGCAGGTCGTTTCACCGAGGCTAAAAACCGATTAGATACTGGAATTGCACAAGTTCAAGGTGTGTATAAGCCACAATCTGCAAGGGTTGTTCTAGAGGATATGCTTGACTTTTACAAGGCCACAGCAGATCGTAAAAACTTAAACTTAACCCAAAAAAGGCTAGATAAGTTTGAAAAAGAGGGGTTAACACTAACCGAGATAAACAATATTAAAAGAGACTTTGAAAGTGGAGTTAGGTTGGGTTATTTAAGAGATAATAATGGTGTGAAAATAGAAAGAAACACTAATCTTGATAATGCCTTAAGAGCAGACAGAAATGAAATAGCGAAAGTAGGAGGGTTCAATAACATTGATGAATTAAGCAAGGAGATCCAATTATCTAAATCAGCAATGGATAGCATAGCGGATAAGCAGGTTAGGCAGGCAGCTAACAACAACTTAAGTCTGACAGATAATATGTCGCTTATTGGTGGTGCGATAGAGCCAGGTGCTGCCACGGCTTTATTAGGTAAGAAATTTCTATCAAGTGATATAATTAAGAAGAAGCTAGCTCAAGCATTAAGTAGTAAGGATATGACAAGCCTAAAAGAGCTAGACATTGTCCCAGAGAGAATAATTGGTGTAAAAAACAAACAAAAGCAAATTCAAGAGTATAAACAATGGCTAGACGAAAGCGGTTGGTCTGATTTAATTAGACAAACTGAAGGTAGGGGTAATACTCAAAAATTGTTGCCAGAGGGTAATAGTGCTATAATTACACCAGAACCGAAAAAAGAAATTAATTCTGATTTAACTGATCTAGACGAAAGGCAGGCGAAAGTTGTTGGGGATAGTGCCAACCAACAAAAAATAACCACGGATAATAATACAAAAATGACTAGAGAAGAGATTATAGCCAAAGATGAAGAGCTAAGTGAGCAATGGCGAAAAGCGGTTGAAGAGCATGGTCTCATGTCACAAGAAGCCAGAGATATAAGCAAAAAGAGAGATGAGTTGAGCAGGGTATCTATGAAGCTCAAAGAGGAATCAAAGCAACTTGCAAAGTCAAAAGAGGTAAAGGTTTCTAATAAGAAGCCTGAAGACCCAAAAACAGTGTTGGATAGGTTGTCTTCTGAAATAGAAGAAAGGAACTCTTACTTGCCAAATACAAATGGCTATAATAATTTTGATTCATACTTGGAGGCTCATACAGTATTTCATGGTGCAGATGCAAAATTTGCAAAAGTATTAAGGGATGGGAAGAAATGGAAACCTGATGCAGAGAGAGAAGCGGCCACTGGAGGAAATAGATATGGGCTAAGTACAACAACTGATTACCAAATGGCTAAAGATTTTTCTACCTCAGTAGATGGTAAAGGTGATATTGTTGAATTATATATTGAACCTGGTGCAAGAACGATTGAGTTAAAAGAAAAAACATTAGATGATCTAACCGAAGCAGAAACAGCAAGAATTGCTGAACAATACGATGTAATTATTGATGGGAGTAATATTGGTGGGGAAAACGAAGTGAGGGTTCTTAAGCCTGAAGCTCTGGTAGATAGAAAAAGGCTTGAGCAATACTTCAAGCAAGGACAAGCGTTTAATTCATCCATCTAACCAAACAGCCCGAGGTAAGCAATAAACAAAACAAAAGGAATAGCAATTATTCCTATAGTTGGGAATAGTAGAACCACTGACAGCACTAAAATGAAAAGTACAAATAAGAGCACTATCTTATCCCACGCATTTAAATCCTTGTAAGCCATTGATTTATTTAGATTACCCCCAATAAACCACACCCTCTCCAAAAAGTAAAGAAGGGTGTTGTTTTGTAAAGAATTAAACACTTGAGTCTTGAAGGTTTGGACAATCCTCAATAAATGTTGTAAGGTAAGGAATTGATAAAAGTTAACTTAAACATATGGGAATCAAAGACGCACCTTCAACACCTCTAGAGCAATTCATTGGAAGAGTTTTACGCTTTCACAATCACAGAGGAGTGAAACCTAATCCACCAAAGAATCTAGTTGGTAGATATGGTAAAATGATTAATTTAAACACAGGTAATGTTATTGAAGAACCTGTGCCTTTACATGAATACAGACCTTCAATGCATCACATTATCCAGGAGGTAGATAAGATTGGGAATCCAGTGTCAACTCCTTACGGTAAGGCTTATCCTTTGGATTCAGAAAAGAAAGAAGAAATAAAGCATCCAGATACAGACAGTCCGTTCAAAAAAGATCTTGAGAAGCTAACAGTCAAAGAGCTTAAAGAGAAACTAGACGAGAAAGGAATAGACTACCTTTCTAAAGACACAAAAGACGAATTAATTAAAAAGCTAAAATAATGTTCCAAGAAACCATGAAGTGGAATAAGTACGGTTGGAAGTATGCACAGTGGACAGGTGAGCTGTTCCATCCAGGTGTAGATAAGAATTATGGTAGTGGTTTTGATGACTTTGGCTTTGAGGTTAAACCTATAGCAGAAGGGAGGGTCGTGTTCTCAGATTTCGTCAGCAATGGTTGGGGGAATATGATATGGATTGAGCACCATTTGAAGCTAACAGACCTACAAGTTCAAGACTTTAGAATGAACCCACAGCTTAAGAGAATACCAGTTAAGAACAACATTATTAAGCTATGGAGTCGATACGGACACCTTAAGGATAGAATGGTTGAGGTAGGTGATGTAGTGAACCACGAAACTATTATTGGACACGTTGGAGGCACTGGACACGGTAGCGAAGACAAACAGACTTGGAGTCCGCATTTACACGAATCAGCATGGTTTGTAAAAGTTCCATTTACTGGATACGTCAAAGGTTGGACTAAACAAAAAGTCATGAGTCACACGGTAAACCCTGAGGCATTGGTAGCACAAGCGAAGGAATGGGAGAAAACAAAAGATACACCGTCAGAGTGGGCTTTGGATGCAATTGAAAGAAATGTTGAGCGTGAGATCATGAGTGCCGAAAGACCCCACGAGCCAATGACCAGAGAGGAAGCCCACGTTTTAATCGACAATACAATTAACTTTCTACAATCATGATTGAACAAGCATTAAGGAACGCAGGCTTCCCCTGTCATGATGTCGAGTCAGAGGAATTGCAAAACATAAAGCACGAGATGAAATGGATGTATCGAAAACTTAAAGACCAGGAAAAATATAAAAATCTAGGAAGGCAAAAACTTATGGATAGAGTGGCAATAGCGGTTACGTTTCAGTTTGCAAAATTCAAACAAAGACAATTAAACAAATAAAAATGGATAGTTTAAAAGAGTTAGCGAACAATTGGGATTTATTAACCTTCGGAGTTGCGGTAGTAGGTTCTTTAGTGCAATGGACAAAGAATTACATAAGGAATACTGGACGAGATGTAGACCCACGAGTTGTTGCAGGGTTATACGCTGGAATATTCTCGTTAGTAGCAAACCTTGCTCACATTGGCATTACTGGCTTATCTTGGGAGGAAGTTTTAGCGAACTGGTGGACTTTAGGTTCTTCTGTTTTCGGTTTTGCAGTATTGATTTATAAACTCCTACATAAAAAAAAGGAAAGCACTGAAGCTTCCCTTTAATTTTAAGGCTGATCTGGTAAACGACAACACGTGGTGGGTGCGACATGGTAATTTATTAGAGGGCTAAAGAATGACAATCGTATGTCAAACCGTAAAGATGATAAGGTGGACAGGAGTTCGAATCCTGTTAGCCCCCTCTTTAATATTTCAGAACTCCAATTTATCAATCTCACTTTTCAGGTGTTCAGAAGATGACGAAAGATACAATTCAGTAGTCCTTACCGATGAATGCCCCATGATATCTCTTACACTTATAAGATCTACGCCGTTTTGTACCATATAAGTCCCAAAAGTGTGCCTTAATTGATGGAAGGTAAACCTAAACCCCGTATCTAGTGTTATTTTATCCTTTAAGCGACGTAGCGTTCTTTCTGATATAGAGAAGTAACTTAGGTCTTTTTTTCGCCTCTTATTCCATTGTCGCAACACAAAATAGAGTGACTCGTTGATCGGAATCAATCTGTCTTTATTTCCTTTGGATTTGTGAATGAAAATTTCCCTAGCTCGTAAATCTACATGTTCTTGATGCAAATTTAGTAACTCGGACTTACGCATTCCAGTAAAAAGAAACATGGAGAATATTGCTTGAGCCTTGATTGAGTAACGAGCTGAACACTGGAGGAGAATGTTACTCTGATCTCTGGTAAGGCACTTAGGCTTGAGCTTAGGTTGTTTGATTTTTGGAAATAACTCGGAGTAATCTTTGTTGTAGTATTTGTTTTTGTATAACCATCTGTAATATGTTTTAAGCCGTTTGAGGGCGTTGTAGGCTGTAATTATTTCGACTGTTTGAGACCAATTAATAAATTTTTCGACCGCTTCTTCGGGGGTAAGATGGTCATATGGCTCTAAGATGTATTTGTCTGTCTTAATCGTTTCGGGGCTTTGTAGGCAGGATTTCTTGTATAGGATGTATTTTTTAAGGTTAGACATGAAAAAAGAGTTTAATTGGTGTGGTGGCCAAAACTAAACTCTAAATCTTTTGTTTTGCTCTAAATGGTGGGCGATGGAAGATTTGAACTTCCGACCTCTACATTATCAGTGTAGCGAAGTATCGAGCTAAGTAAAGCCAAAAAGTGTATTTATACACTTCCCAGAATCTACTGAATAAACTCTGGGGAGTGGATAAGTTTTAATGGTTTGATATAATGAATTGTGTTTAATCCAAAACATGAAAATTAATAAATTTGATCTTCAATTTGCCGCCCTTGTTCTTGAGATTGTTGTTCAGGTGCTTTTAATTCTGGCTCTTCTAAAATTGTCATTGAGCTAGTAGCAACTAAATAAATCAAACTACCATAAAACAAATAGATAAGTTGGGTTTTTATGATCTTAAGAATAATAAAAATACTAAGCTTGTCTTTTTTTTCGATTTCTTTGTAGTATTTAATAGGTGAAATAGCCTTGAATGCACTAATCTTTATTTGATACTCACCGTCTTTTATCCATTCGATAGGATTAATAGGTATCTCATAAAAGCACCACCCATTGCGAATATAAAGAACCTGCTTGCCAAAATTGTAGTATTTGTCGCTCACTTCATAATCTCTTATACTAGAGTATACAGACTGTTGGCTTCTAAACGACTCAGGGAAAAAATCAGCAAAGTGCATACAGGAGTACTTAAGAGTACCTTCTTCAATCCGACACTTCACCCCAATGGTAAATTTCTCACCTTTGGCTTTTTCTTCAGCTTGGTCTACAGATTTTTTAAGAAGAAAAACAATCATAGGGACAAGTATGGATGTTGCTATACCAATCGAACCAATTATAACTTCAACAGTATTCATCAATAAACCCTTAAATTCAAAACTACTTGCACCACTCCACAAACCTCAATGTCATTCCCGCCAACTTGAACAGGTGGGTATTGGGGGTTAGCTTTTTGTATGGTCACATTGCCATCAGGTTCGCGTTTAAGCCGAGCTAAACCAAAATCCTCACCTAGTTTGTATAAATAAACTTTTCCTGGGGTATAGCTCTTAGTTTGCTGAATTACGACAGTATCACCATCTTGGATTTCATTAGACATAGAGTTTCCTTTAGCTGTAAATGCGAATGTCTTATCTAAGTCTTTAATATATTCTTTTGGTACGGGAACTAAAGCTTCGTGCTCTTTGTTGTTCATTATTGCTTCTATCTCCATACCTTCACCACAAGAAACTTCAGAAACCAAAGGGACGTATTCATAATTATCAGCCATAGGGATGGCACCATCTGGGATTTTTATACCAGCTTCTTCAGCTAACGTCTCCATTCTCCATTTAGCAATTTGTTCAACTGCTTCTTGATGAGTGTAGTTAAAAGCTTTAACTAATATGTCATAAAATTTGTCGTCACTTAATTTCCTTCTACCTGTTAACAGATGATTCAAAGATGCATGGGTCACTCCCATTTTTTTTGCTATATCCGTTTGAGTTTCCCCACTCTGTTCTATAAGAGATTTAAGCTTATCTATCATGAGGTTCATATGAAGTGTGGCAGGTTACACATATTCTTGACGTAAAGCAAATATACACGTTTACGTTAATGTATCAATAGTGACACAAACCGCTACAACTAAAGTATATTAAAGGCTTATCATTATTGTAACAAAAGGGCTTTACTTTTTGTTGCACTTTTGTAATAATCTTTATGTAGCTAACACAAGCAACCATGAAATTAGGAACAGTTCTAAAAGGAGCTAGACAGGCTAAGAGGCTTAGTAGAGACGATGTAGTCGAGAAGCTTGGGCTTAGTTACCAGTCTTTGTTAAGGTATGAAAATAATAAAAACAAACCTTGCTTAGACCATCTAGTTCAACTTGCGAAATTGTACGATTTATCTCTTGATGACCTTTTTTTGTCTCAAGAAGTTGCGAAAGTGTAACAATTAATACGCAAGTGTAGCTCATTGACAACACAGGACACCCGATTGGCTCGAAGGAGTCACCCGATTGCACAGAGCGGTTGAGGGGAACGTGAATAAAAACACGGTGAACAAAAAATAAGCAATTACAGATGTTTCTCTGTAGGCATAATTCTAGACATATTATGCGTTAAATTATTATATCCTGAGGATGAACCTACATCTAAAAAGTAATATGAAAAAGACATATAAAAACACAGGTGGTGCAAATTCACGAAATTAGACCTTCAGAATTAAAAGCCCACCTGCACGATGATAGTACAGGTTAAATCAAAATAAACAACCAGACTTAGTGCAAAACAAAACAACCCCATCGAAATGGGGCTTAAACTTATAACTAAGATACCATGGATAAATTAATAATCAAAGAATTTGAACCAGATATGGGAGAGGTGAAGGGTAGGGTTTGGGATTACATAGATGAGATATTCTATGGAAATGAAAAAGATCATGCTCGACTTGAACGAGCTATTGGCTCAGAAGCAGTTAAAAACCTAAAGTTTATAGTTCAATTCGCTAAGAAAGAAATGACAAACGAAAACTTAGAGGCGGAAGCTGAGCAAATTAAGTTACGAAAACAATACGCAAAAATGAAATCTACAGAGGAAAAAGCTTGTTACATGAGGTTTGCGTAGTGTCAATCACGGGAGGGAAACCTCCCAATCTTTAAGCAGAAAAAATGAAATTAATCACAGTATTACAAAACACACCTGCATGGTTTGAAGTTCGAAGAGGTAAAATAACTGGATCAAAGATCAAAGATATATTCTCTCCTACTGGTATCAAGAAACAAGGATATTGGGAATTGGTAGCTGAAAATATTGGGATCGATGATTCTGAAGATATTGAATGGGAGAGTGCTTTGGAGAGAGGTAGTAGGTTAGAACCAGAAGCAATCAAAGAAGCTGAGAAGCTAATAGGCAAGAAAATCATCACAGATAACTTTATGATATCTGATATTGATGACCGAATAGCTCTTTCACCTGATGGCTACATTATTGATGAGAATGGAATGTTTACCGAGGCGGTAGAAGTTAAATGTCTATCGACTTATAAGCATGTAAAAACATTTGCAGAAAATAAAGTACCAAAGGAATTCAAAGAGCAACTCATTCAGTACTTTGTGGTAATGGAAGATTTACAAGTTTTAAACTTTATCTTCTACGATCCACGAATACCTAAGCTTCGAATTTTCAACATACAGGTGAAAAGAAAAACAATTGAAAAACATATCGATAAGCAAATAGAAAAACAAAAAGAAATATTAGAAGACGTGACAAAAGAAACAAAACAAATATTAGAAAAATATAAAAAATTAACCAAATAAAAAATGGATTTAAATCAAGTTATGGAGTCTGGAGTACTGGACTCAAAAACAGGTGAGTGGATAGGATTTGATAAAACTAAAGATGACGATGTGACGGTTAGAATGATTGGAGGATTAGCTATCGTAGATAGTTACTTTTATAGAGATGGTAAGTTTAAAACTTCTGTTAATTACCCTAAGGGTCACGTACCTCACAAGGTTCTTAGAGGAATTGAGCCAAAGTTTAGAGCAATGGTTCAGATTGTGGAGCGAACTGAAGAAGGAGATTTCTTGAAGAAATATAGTATGCCTAAATCAGTTCTTAAGCAAATTACAGATCTTAAAACAACAAAAAATTGGGAATACGAATCTTTACCTGATTATGACCTAGTTATCAATAAAACAGGTGTTGAGATTGATACTCGATACAATGTAACGCCATCCCCAAACAAAGAACCTTTAAGTAAAGAAGTTCTAGAAGAGTTTGAGGAATCACAAAAAATCGAAGAATATGTTTTAGAGCAAGTTCCAAAAGATTTAAATAAGATTCTTAAACATGAAGGCTTAGATCTATTAGAGGATAATGATGATGAGATAAGTATCGACGACCTACCGTTCTAACCAACACCTCCTGGATATGAGGCTAAACTGTCTCAGGTTTGGTACGCCTGCTTAATACCCTCCTAGGCACGAGGCTAAACTACCTACATTCTACATATTGTAGATTGTATTAAAGTGCTCCTGAGTACGAGGTTAAACTGCTCCGCACACGCGAATAAACACCCCTCTTGTTAGTGAGAGGGGCTTTAACTTAATTAAAATGACAACTTTACAGGCTGATATATTCGGAGGTGTAAAGCCGAGCCTTCGGACAGCAAAAGACAAGGCTATCTACTGCATGGAAAGAATTGTAGAAAAATACAACCTTGCAAAAGGTATAAAAGAACCAGTGACAGAAGAGTATATTAGAAGACTTTATCGTAACCCAGATCTTACAACTAAATTGAAGAACTGGTGCTTTGGATTTTATCTCGACACGTTTGAAAGAACATCGCCTAATCAATCTTGTGAGGAAGTGATGTTTCATGCGTCTATGAGCCAAAACACAATCGATAGAGAGTTAAGGAAGGTCTATGCAGATCACGAAGAAAATTAACATTACAAAAATGAAAAAACATGAGCAATTTGAAGCGAAGATGACAGTCTCTAGTGACTGGAAATCAACAAAGAATAATCTGATTGAATTGATATCAGATCTACACGATTCACTCGGTCAAGTTTATGAGGAATCAGATGTTAGATATCTATTCATAAGTGCTTTAGAGGCAAAGGCAGAAAAGCAAATGGAAGAGAAGCTTAAATGCCATAGGGATGAGTTAAGAAACCAATTTGGACTTTAATAAAAACTAATGGAAGAAAAAATACAGGGATGGTTCGAGACTCCATTTTACCATAATGTTTATCAGAACTATGATCTCACGGTAGATGAGGTGCTTTTATTTGGATTAATCTTCAATACAACAGCCCTTAACCAGAGGTCATTTTTCTATACGAACAAAGCATTGGCACAAAAATGGAAAACCACAGTGAGAACAATTCAGAGAAGAATTGAGAAACTAACAAACGTAGGTCTACTAACAATAGACATAGAAAAATCAAAAGATGGCACGTATAGGTCGATATCTCTAACAGATGAGGGGGTGACATCTATTACACCTTCTAACACCAAATGTCATGCGGGGGGTGACACCGATGACATACGGGGGGTGACACCAGTGTCATACCAAAATAAAACTAAACAAAATAAAACTAAACAAATAAATAATAATACTTCTAACGAAGTATTAGATCGGACAAAAAAACAAGCAGTTATTCCTGTATTGGATTCTGCCCAAAAAGAAAAAAATTCCGCAAAAAAAGAAAAAGGTATTCATCCTGAAGTTGAAAAAATGCTAATCCTGATTAAGGAAGCATTAGGTTTATCAGATTTCAAAGAATCTAAGGATTCTCAAATCAAAGCAGGTGGAGCTATAGTAGGGCTTTTTAATGACATTGGTGGAATAGAGTTTCAAAAAAGATTCAAAGCTCTTGCCTCTGATTCATTTCATTCTAAGAACATGGGTAGCCTGTGGTACATACACAGAAACATGAAGGGCTTTGTTGATAGGAGTAATATCAAAATTCAACAAGAAAGTAATGTGGCTATCTATGACTAAGGATGAGATAAAACAAAAATTCGAAAAACTAGTAGTAGAAACATACGACGGAGATAAGTTTTATATCAAGCCCTCAGGTGACAAGGATGCTTTTTTAAATCAGGTATTAGTTGATTTATCAGACAAACGATTCATTAAGATACGAGGGTCTTTGGTATCAACCAAAGCGATTAAATCAGTTTATTACGAGAACTCTAATACTAGGGATATAACTAAGATAAGTGGATTAAATCTCATACCCGACGAGGTGAAAGCTCTTAAGGAAATGGGGGTAATTAAAACGCGTCCAGATGGAGGATCTACGATCTCTATAAGCGAAAGTAATAAAGATAAAGTAATTAACTATCTATCACGTGGACATAAGCAAATTAAGAAAAATTGAGGAGTGGATATCAACACCACTTGGCTGGATTCACGAATCTCAGATAGCAAAAGTGCAAGAAGAAGCAGGTATTTACAGATATTGGTATCTTGAGCATTGGTTCTGGGGTTTTGAAGTGACTCAGCATATTAAAAACGTTGATTCAGAACAAAAAAGCCTCAAGCTACACTTGGGCTTTATGAATTTCGAACTTGCCTTGAGGAAAGCAAAACATCTTCTCAAGGAATCCAACAATACCATAGATGTTGTAAATAAAGCAATATCTTTTGGTTATGGCAAAAAGTACCTTCCAGCTGAATTTATAGATGAGACAGAGATGGAGGGTAATAGTTATGGGTATTTATATAAAACATTTGAGGAATTATACCCTGATTTTTAATATTTAATTTAAAACATGAATAATAATATTCAACCGTCTAAGGACGTTAAAAACATATCGGAGAAAAAAGATACATTATTAAAAACAATCATCGGAATGGCTGTAATGGTTGCATTCATATCATTTGGATTTGGGTCATACCAGCTAGCAACTACTAACGCTATCTCTATTGAAGAAAGACAGGCTAGTCTACTGAATCAGATTAGGGAAACAGCTATTCAGATTTGCGAACAAGATAAAGCTATTTTAGAAGATCAAGTTGAAGGTGGTAAAAACCTAAATCTTGATGTGAGCAAACACTCTTCAGTAATGAAGAATCTTGAGAAACCAGAAAACTGCTATTCACATATTGGAGATATTTTATCTGGTAGAAAAACACTGGGAAAATATTAATCGGAGGTAAGGATAGTAAAGAAGTGACTAAAATAGAAATAGCTAACACTAAGCCCAAGGCATTAGCTGAGGTAGGTGAAAAAACGGAATACCCACCAGCGACCGTAGATATATCTGATAAAGATAAATTTTGGATGTGGAAGGGTAAAGAAAATGAGCCCTGGAAAGTTGAAGCGTTGAAGCTTGCAAGCGAGGTGTCTAATAACGATCTAGATTTCATACGGAAGATCACAGCGGAAAACGGTCATCTAGCACATGATAAACGATCAACCGTGTGGTTGAGAAAAGGTGCGGATGGAAAAAACAAAGTTTGTGGAAGTGACCTCACTGGTTGTTGGAGAGAAAACAGCTGGGGATATTGTCAGTTACATGTGCCTAGTCAACCAGAGTATTATACAAATCCTGATTTCTTCCAAAACAGGATATTCACTGATAAAGAATATCAGATGAAAGTTTGTTATGAAGAATATATGGGTGGTACGGCAATGTATGCAGAGCCTTTGCCAGCTAGTGAATTTTATTTAACAGATTTATAAAATGATTAATATCGACATGATCAACACGATCAAACAAAGAGTGGAATACAGCAGAGATCTAGATACAGAAGCGATTAAAGCTGTTCTTTTAATAATCGAACAAGTCGAAGCAGATATCTTAGATATCTTAGATGGGGCAGTAGAGCACGCTAACTTTCATTCTGAGGTTAGCGAAGTCGAGTTTGAAGATAATGAGTTAGTTATAGACTGGATGAGCTTTAGGTCTGGTGAGGGTAGCAAGGAAGACAGGGTTGGAGATGACTTTAAGCCGAAGAGAGACCCGAACTTGTACGCAATGGATCAATTTAATAATTTATAAAAATGAAAGAACAAATATACGCAGATTTAAAGGCTATGCTTCCAGAACTCCAACAAGCGTTGCAAACTGGAGTTGAATATAGTGGTGGATTGTTTAGACGGTTTTGGGCATACATAATAACTGTTAATGCCGTTGGTTTACTGGCTTGTGTTGTAGGGTTCATACTGGTATATAAACTTTATAAGTTTTGGGTGGAAAAATACCAAAAAACAGAGGATGCATTTGACAAAGGGCATGTTGCTTTTTTGGGGGTGGTAACTATTTCTCCAGCTTTGGCTGTGGTTTTAGGTTTGACAATTTACATCACACCCCAATTGCTTAAATCTATATTCCTTCCTGAGTTAGTAATAGTTGAGTATGTTCAGGATCTAAGTCATGGGAGCAATTCAATAACCATAAGATAAAATGACTAAAAGAATAAAAATAACAGACCCAAAAGACCTAAAGGAAGGGATGAGGGTTGAGGTGGAATATAGAAATGAAATGATAAATGTTGGAAAAGCTTACAAAGCATCCCTAAGACCTAGCTGTGAAAAAATGTTGCTAGATTACGGTGCTGATTCGGTTTTAGTTGATATATATGGTAATTTTGAAAAAAGAGTTAAATCAATCCACCGCCTAATAGACGGGATAGAGGATGTGGTGGTTGGGGATGTGTTGACACTTCTTAGTTGTGATATGAGGTTTTATGTAACTGTCTTAGATAGGCAGGGTGATTTAATTGATATATCGGACAATAATTCAAACATTGATAATGTGAATTCATTAAAGTGGTTTACTAGAGCCAGAATAAAAGACCTAAAAAATTATGAGATTTATGTGCCTAAAGACAAACAAGAGCCAAAAAAAATAGAGGTAACACTAGAAGAAGCTAAGCAGATAATAGCAAAGGAGAAAGGCGTGGATGTAAATAATATAACTATTAAGGATGAACAATGAATTGTTAGCACTATTGATTACAGTTGTAGTTGCGGTATTATTTTTGGTTTCCGCTTTGCATTTACTGAATATTTTAACTAAAACAAAATGAAACATTACATGGCTAATATAGGAACGAACGTGAGGCGCGAATGTTTTTATGTGAATGCGAGGAATAAAAAAGAGGCATTCAGTAAAGTGTATGATGCCTTGGAGAGAAGAGTAGAACTTCAAAGAAAAAACACAAAATTAGATGACGGTTTCGCTCATGCACTTTACATCACCCCTGAGAATGTTGAGAACTTCGAAATTAAAGAGCTAACCTCACTAGATAGTTTAACTAATAAAGATGAATAGACTGTTTGAATCGTGGCAAATTGGACTATTGGGGGTAGCCTGTGTCTTATTCTTGTACTTGCTATATTCTACATGGGATTATGAATGCAGAGTAAAACCTCAAATCGAAAAAAGAAACGATGAGCAATTGAAGAAACGATTAGAGGAAATGAGGCGTGAATTCCATGAATCACATCAGAAGTATCAAAAGCTAAAAGATAGCATAATCAAGCAGTATGAATAAAAAACACAAAGCGTCAGGAGAGATATTGAACATGGATAAGATGATATATGCAGAACCAATTAATCAACAGAAATGCTAATACCCTTACTTATTATTGGAGTCCAGTGCCTAGTTACTTGTGGCTTGTATGCGTCTTATCGATTTTGGAAAGGTCATGCTCAAGGGCTAGAATCCAATAGGGACAAATACCGCGAGTTATGGTTCAAGAGAGCGACTGAAGTTCGCCAGCTAAAAAAAGAATTAGAGCAATATAAATTTAATAAATAAAACATGTACGAATCACAAGGAGATTACGAAGCTTGTATGCAAGCAGAGGCAGAGGCGGCAGCTGAAGCAGAGATGCAATATCTGGAAGACAAAGAGAGAGAGCGGAATGAGCAATATAAATTTAATAAATAGATATGGATACATTCGAAAGTCAAATTACAATACTTAGAGAAGACTTAGAGGTGATTTGTAAAAAAATAAAGAATTGCCGACCGCCACTATCTTATATAAAAGAGTGGGATGAAGAAACAGCTTGTGAAGTACAAGCAAATATGGAATTAAGTTTTAGGCATGCTGAGGACGCAAGGATGAGACTGGGTAAAGTGTTTCAAGCAATGGATGGAGGTAAATCTTGTTGTGACAAATAAAAGACCTCCCGTGGTGCGGATAGAAGAGCCGTGGGAGGTACTAGTAATTTAATTATAACAAAATGAAAAAAGTAATACAATTTGGAAAGGTGGAGGAAGGAGCATTAGAGCAAGCGAAAAAGTGTTTAGAAGAATCGGATGGATTTGCACTTATGGCAGATAACCATAAAGGTTACGGTATGCCAATTGGCGGGGTAGCAGTATATAAAGATAAAGTGAGTCCTGCTGGTGTTGGTTTTGATATAGCGTGTGGAAATAAGGCAGTTAAGTTAAACATGAAACTTTATGCATCTTCAACGTCTAGTGCTAAGTATCTAGAAGAGATAGCAGATAAGATTTGGGATAAGATATCGTTTGGTATGGGGCAGAAAAATGATGAAAGAGTGAAGCATGAGTTATTTAATGATCCTGCTTGGGAGCATCAAATATTCAAAGAAAGACCAGGGTTAATACAAAAAGCAAAAAATCAATTAGGAACTATTGGGGGCGGAAATCACTATGTAGATGTTTTTAAAGATGAGGAAAATTATATCTGGATAGGGGTTCATTTCGGTAGTCGTGGTTTAGGTCACAACATAGCTTCTTACTTTATGGAGAAGGCAGGAGATAATCTAAATATTATGGATTCTACACCTGGATTACTAGATATGAATTCACAAGACGGCAAAGACTATATTCAACTAATGGAGTTAGCGGGGAAATATGCATATGCAGGTAGGGACTGGGTGTGCCAAACTGTAGCTGATATTATAGGTGGCGAAATAATTGATGAGGTTCACAATCATCATAATTTTGCATGGTACGAGGAACACAATGGTCAAAAATATTGGGTTGTACGTAAAGGTGCTACACCTGCTTTTCCTGGTCAACGTGGGTTTGTAGGCAGTAACATGGAAGATTATTCCGTGATTCTTGAGGGTGTTGATTCTGATAAATCAAAAGAGGCATTCTATTCAACTGTACATGGAGCGGGTAGAGTTATGTCTAGAACAGAAGCGGCAGGTAAAGTTAAGTACAAAAACATGTACAAGTGTGGTCAAAGAGATTGTGATGGGGTGTTGCCATTCAGAACTTTAAAGCAAAATGAGTCAAAGCCAGCATGTCCACTATGTGGCAGTAAAACACATAAAAGAAAAATGAAAGTACAGGTTAAAGAGGGCAAGATTAACTTTGAAGAAGTTAAAGAAAGGATGAAAAGACAAGGTGTAATTCTTAAAGGAGCGGGAGCTGATGAATCTCCAGAGGCTTATAAAAAACTAGATGAAGTTTTAGAATGTCATAAAGGGACTATTAAGATTCTTCATAGGTTAGAGCCTTTAATTGTATGTATGGCTGGTGCAGATGAATTTGATCCATATAAAGATTAATAACAAAAAACATGAATGAAGATCATGAAAAATCTAACATCGTGTTTAGCTTAAAAAAGTTAGAGGAATGAAACTAAAACAAACAGCGAGTGAACTAAAAGAGTCTCAGCTAGATAGCAGGGGCTTTTTATTTTGTCAGAAATGTTTTAGGTCTGATAAGTCTTTGGAAGTACATCACATTGTATACCGAAGCGAAGCCCCGAAGCACATCAACCTACACCACTCAAACAATCTTACTTTGATCTGCAATGATTGTCATCGGTGGTATCACTCCAAAAAATCAAACAGAAAGCAGATCGTTGAGAAACGGAAACTATGGGAGCAATTCCCTTTACTACTTAATAAATATAAATGAGCAAAGAAACAAAAACGCAGTTTAAGGATAGAGTTATACGCATTGCTACTGAACTATTCGAATATATGGAATTAGGAAACTATAGGTTGAATATTAAATTCAGAAACGATCTTGAAGATTGGCAAGCTATGACTATTATTCCTGATCACGTGTATCTTGAAGCTCATTTGAAGGTAAATTTGAATATAATTAAAGATAACTTCATAGATGAGCATCTTGAATGGTTGATTTGTCATGAGCTGTGTCATATACATACTCATTACATCTACACTCTGGCAGAGAAGGCAATAAATAAGACTGAAGAAGAAACCTTAAGAATAGTTCATGAAAATATGACCGAGAAGTTTGCAAGGTTGATCATGAAAGGTAGAGGGGTGAAAATTAATGGCATTAAAACAGATTACAAATAATGGGTAAACCAAAGAAACTATGGGTGTCTGACCATGCTCTAATACGATACTTTGAAAGGTATGTAGGGTTAGATATTGAGAAATTCAAACAGGAGTTTATTAAGAAAGTTAAAAAATACGTCACAGATAAAAACGGAAGGTTCAAAACTCCTTACGGTTATATCGTAGTAAAGAATGCAAAGGTAGTGACAATTCTAACTGAAGAGCAAGCAGAGCAATACAATTATTATTTAAACAAAAACAATGAAAAATGAATATTCACCATGGGAGTTATTGATTATGAGCATAGTTATGGTTTTGTTATTTTTTACAATTTTCGCTGTAAAAAATGAGGTTATGAAAATTCAAGAATTCAAAAGCTCAAACCATACAGAATCTATAGATGAATTATTAAAATAAATTAGGGCTTCTTGGCTGGAATATGCTATAATGTAGGCGATTGACACATTTCAAAAAACAAGAATTTAACACGTTTTTTAGTGTCAATTAGATTAAAGCTTCCAGTTAGACCTGTGACTCAGAATAAATTCTGGGGACACAGAAACAACAGGAAATACATAAAGAAAGCAGGTAGAGAATGGAGAAAAGAAATTCAGTGGCTAGTTAAGTCAGAAATCAATAAAGGAAACATAACTCCTTTCACAGACGAAGACTTATACGTAAGTTACACATTCGGATTTAAAGACAAACGATACGGAGACACATTCAATTACGAGAAGGCACTCAGTGATTCACTGGAAGGTCTTCTTTTTGATAATGACAAACAAATAGTAGAAGGAAGAGTCCTAAGGAAGATAGGACAGGACGAGGATTATATAGAAATTAACATAAAAGAATATGAGTAATAATGAAAAAGAAACAAATGTAATGCAGTGGTTTTGGATGCTACTTACAGTTTTGTTTATTGCATTAAAATTAACAGGATATATTGATTGGCATTGGGCTTGGATATTCGCACCAATATGGATTCCATTTTTGGTAACAGTATTCATGGTAGTGTCTGTAGTTTTGGTTCTAAGAAAGAGAAAATGACAAGATAATAAATAGAAATTAACATAGAGAAACATGGATCTTGATATAGGAAATATCAGTATAGGAGCAGATGTAGAAGCAACTCGGTTAAATGTTTCTAGATTTGCGAAGACAATTCGGTATGCAGCTTTAGCTGGAAAATATCGAAAAGGAAAGTTTGGAACTTTACCTAAAAGAAGAAGAATGGAAACTGAACAAAGTCGAAAGATCTTATCTCAACTTCAAAAATCTTTAATTAAAAGATCGATAAGGTCTATAGACGCAAGCACGTTTTCCAAGGCTTATTGTTCAGATCTACAAACAAATCAAAGACCATCTTTAAAATACTTAACAATACCACAATGAAAATAACAATAAACACAAAGACAGAAGAGATCACAATTGAGTCCGATAAATTAACCATAAGTGGAGGTGAATTAAAGCCTGCAGATGTTAGTCCAAAAGTTATTTTTGAACCTACTCCTTACAAGGCAGAGTATGAAAATATTCCTAATAAAGATCAGTCATGACAAGACAACAACAAAAAGCATTAACAAGAAACAATGAAACTACAACTACATAACGCAGTAATAGAGAAAGTTCAAACAATGGCAGATGGTTCTATACAGGTAAGGCTAGGAATGCCAGAACTACCACCAGAAGAAATGGTAGCTCTATTCACAAATATAAACAGAGAGACAAAAATAATTGAAGTAGAACACGATCCAGAGGTAGAGGGGAAAAGCTCAAGCCAGAGATTAAGAAATGTCCTATATGTGTTATGGCAACAAAGCAATAAGCAAACCTACCCAGAATTCGAAGTCTACTACAAGGCAAAGATGGAAAGGATAATCAATCAAATAAAAGATAAATTAATTTAACCACATAAAAATGTTTGGAAATCAAAAACAAGAACTAGAGAAATTAAGATCAAATAATTCAGATCTAGCAGAAAGGCTAGGTGATACTTTAAATAAACTAGCAGATGCTGAAAATAAAATGAGGGAGCATGAGGCTGAAGTTTTGAAGTTGAAAGAAGAAAAGATTGAATTACAGCGTGATATTACTGAAGAAAAACACAACCATAGTATGCTTATGAGCCAGCTTGAATCAGATCATAAGATTCAAAAGAATGAAATAGCCGTTGATTTAAAAGATAAAGTTTCAAGTTTAGAGTCTGATAAAAAGATTTTGGAGAATAAAGTTGAAGTTTATGAGAAAGCTTTTAAAAACTTAGGTTTTGACGTGAAAGACATGAAGGCTATCTTAGATAAATTAGTTGATGGTTTGATCAAAAAAAATGAAATTAACATAGTTAAATAGTGCCAACGTATCAGATTAATTTTCAAAACAGAATTGAGTTGGAGAGATTCATGGAAGATAACAAAAACTGTTACTTTAATTTTAAATGGCTTAAAGACGCTCAAGCTATAGGTTACACACTTCGCTTTGACACAGCTGAGATGATTTATAACTCAAATGAAACATCATCAGAAATAATATACTCAGACGAAATTCACACAACTGGACTATCAGAATATGAAGATAAGGATAGTTCAGAACTTGAGGCGTTGATAAATCACTATTACATGAGATCAGAGAGGTAGAAGCAGACCTCTTCCCAAGCTGGGAGCAACTACTAGTAGAATCTAATTATAAGAATGGACAAAAAACAACTACAGATAGCAAATAAAAAACTAGAAGAAAGTTTATCTAATTGGAAACAACTGTTTGATGTAATTAAGCAAAGTCTCGATGAAACAAAAAAAGAACGAGACTCTTTGTATGCAAAGTGGACTAGTCTTCTCAAAGACAAAGATTTAGATGACTCAGAGGAAATTTTCTTAATGCTTAAGTTTGAAAAGAAGTCTCATGCTGAAAGATTTAAGTCTATTGTTAAACCTTTTGTAGCAAGCATTAAAATCTTAAGAGATGAAACATCACTACAAACAAGAGTTGAGGCTCGTTTACCTAATTTTTATGTAGATATGGTCAGTAAGGTTGGATCGAAAGTAATTGAACAAGACAGGGAAATACAATCAATATTAAATATAAATTAGTAAAAATGCAAAACATGATTGATATGACGGATTTATTGGAAAGCATCTATGGTGACGCAGATGCCGTCAAGCAGATATTTAAGCAAAGGGAAGAAGATATCCCTAAGTTTAAGAACCTTGTTGAGGCAAACTTTAAAAACTACAAGGACGCAGATATACGTCTATTAGCTCATGATTTAGCAAGAGTGTATTTAATCAGCTTCACTGATTATGATGTTGCATTCACACATAGCTCAACGAACCATAATTGGGAGCAGTTTCTCGAAAATGAATGGCAAGAAGTTACACAAAAAATTAAACAATTTTTAATCGAACAAAAAAATGAAAATCACACCACTTAAAAACAACATTCTAATCCTTCCAGAAGAGGGAGACCAACAAACAGAGTCAGGAATCATAATCCAATCAACAAAGAAAGAACGAATAGCTGAAGTTATAGAAACGGGAGTTGATGTAACCGACGTAAAGGTTGGAGATAGAGTAGGTTACCCCCCTAAAGGTTACGACAGAGTCCAATATAAGGGTAAGTCACACATGATAGTCCCTGAATCTGATATAACTCACAAATATGACTGAATTCAAAAACCCAAAGGTTCAAGCTATATGGGATAAGTACAACTCAGGTGAGACCACAAAAAAGGAATACATTCAAGAACTCAGAGAGTTTAATATGAATAACTCTGACAATAATATCACTCAGGCTTATCGCAGGCTCAAAAAAACAAGTGGCAAATGGAAGAATGGTTCTTTATTCAACAAAAGGGATAAGTCTTGAATAATTCTGAGAATGTTGTAAGGTACAAGATTAATAATAAACGAGGTAAATGAACGGACGACCAAGTAAATTAAATGATGAAGTTTTAAAAGCCTTTAAGGATGTATTAGCAGATAATCAAGCTCTTTATTTAACCGATGAGGAGCTTTTTCACCTTATCAACGAAAGATTGGATGAGGATAATACTTTTTGCTATACAACGTTTAAGAATTGGAAGCGTGGTAACCTTGAGTTGGGCAAGTTGGAATCAGATAATTATAAGCAGTTTTTGTCCCTTCTTAAAAATGCCCTGATAAAAGAGAAGGTTAGATTGTTAAAAAAACTTGAGGATGGGGATAATGGGAATTGGACTCGGTTTGCATGGATTTTGGAAAGGAAGTTTGATGACTGGAATTTGAGAAAGAAAATTGATAGTAAGTCTGAGCTTAATGTCAATCGTCCTATTCAGATTGAAGTTATTAATCCTTTATCTGATGACAGCAATTAAGGTTAAACTCAGTGAGAAGCAGTATGTAGCTTTTAAAGCTTTAACTGACCCAGAATATAATGAGGTTGTTTTTGGTGGAGGAGCAAGGGGAGGTAAGTCTTATTTAGGCTCTTTATGGATTATAATGATGTGTCAGGCAATGCCTGGCTCGGCGTGGCTTATAGCTCGTGAAGAACTTAAATCTCTGAAAAGAACAACATTGCGTACTTTTTTTGGTGTTATGTCATCAATGGGATATCGCAGGGATATAGATTATCACTACAACGCCACTGATATGGTTTTGACTTGGGTGAATGGGTCGGTTGTTTTTTTTGGTGAGTTAAAACAAAAACCAGGCGATCCAAAATATGACAGACTTGGATCATACGATCTAACTGGAGCATGGATAGATGAGGCTCAAGAGGTATGTAAAAATGCAAAAGATACCCTTCAGTTTAGGTTTTCGGTACTTCAGGGCGAGGGTTGGGAGACGCAACCTACCGTGTTGTACACGTGCAACCCTGGGGATAACTGGATATACTTTGATTTCTGGAAGCCTCTTATCCGCGATAATAAGACCGTAGAAGGCAAGCTATTTATTACTTCTTTGTATTCTGATAATCCATATATCGATCACAAAAAATATAGAACTAGTGTTTTAAGGACAAAGAACAAAGCTAAGATCCAAAGGCTTTTGTATGGGAACTTTGAGTATAGTGATGATCCTGGTATTTTATTTGGGATTGATAAGGTTTATGAGGCTTTTGAAAATAAATTACCTAAAGGCGAACCATGTATGTCTGTTGATGTAGCTCGAAAAGGTAAAGATCAAACTATTATCGGGATATGGGATGGGCTGTCTCTAAGAACTGCTTACTACATCAACCAAAATACTATCCCGCAATTATGGGGTGTGGTTAAAGATTTAATGGATAAATACAAGATACCTAAAAATAGAGTAATCGCAGATGAAAGCGGTGTTGGTGGTGGGTTGGTTGATATGCTGAAATGTATCGGTTTTATCGGAAATGCAAAACCTAAAAAAGTTAGTCGTAATCTAAATTATGGGAACTTAAGAAGCCAATGTTATTTGGAGTTAGCTAATTACATTGATGAAGGTAAGATTGCTTTTTGTGTGCCAAATTGTCGCGATAAGTTATTCGAAGAACTTAAGGTTGTAAAACAAAAAGATATACATACAGACAAGAAGATTAAAGTAACTTCTAAAGAAGATGTGGTGGAAGCACTGGGTAGGTCACCAGATTTAGCTGACATGGTAATGATGCGAATGTGGTTTGAACTAGGGAAAGGTGATGATGAAAAAGAGGATCTAGAAGAAGCATACGCAATCCAGGACGAGCACATGGACGGGTTTGATTTAATTATCACACAGGAAAAGGAGGTCATGGAAGGTTCAGACGATAAACGGCTAAGAGAGTACGAGGACGCCATAGATGATATCCTTCAAACTTTCTAGATTATTGTCAGGCTGTTAATAATGTTGTAAGGTAGGGAATTGATTTAAATTGATTCTATGAGTGATAAATGGAATCAGGCACTAGACCGAGCTTTGGACATTATCAACGATGACTACAACCAAAAAGAAGACCGAGATAAAAATAACGAGACTATTAAGGAATTATATCAAGACGCCTTTTCTGTAAGTAAGGACGGTGATTCACCTCTTGAACGTAAAAGTTGTAAGTTGCTATTCCAAGCAGTGACAGCCATGTTAACTAGAATGAAGCCACTTGATTTTGCCGTACATGGACATCAAGTCCCAGAAGCACTCGAGAGAATTCAAACAGGGGCAGTTGCTTATGTAATGGAGAATGGTGGTTATAATGCAGCCTTCAGGGGTAAGGACGGACTGGCTATCAACATGTTATTGTATGGGAATAGTTTTTTGTATTACGGGGCAAATCCAGACGATGACAAAGAAGTTGCACCTATTAAGTTCACGGTTGTGCCTAATTCTAGTGTTTACGTTGATAATTATGCGTCTGCAATTAGAGGAGCGGCTCATGGAAAGAACGCAACCAGAGCGGCCGTTGTATTCGAGTATGACGTTGAACACGCAAAAAGAATGTATCCAGAGTTGGAAGACAAAGAGGTGTACGGTGATGTTGTAGACACCCATGTAGACCGAACACGAGAAAGCAAGTTCCAAGAATTCGACAGAGACGAAAAGGAAATTGTTCAAATTGCTCATTATTACGATATTGGGACAGAGGAGTACGTTTGTATAGCAGGAAGACAAAAGATCAAGCTTGATTATAAGAGTGGTGAAGACTATCCATACATCAAGGATGGAATGCCTTACATACCATTGTCACAATTCTCATGTTTCTATGGGGCTGAAGGGTTTTACGATGAAGGTCTAGGTTCTATATTTTACGATATGGTTCTTGAGTTGAGAAAGTTAACAAATATGCAGTTACTTCACATTGAGGATCAAATCGCACCTGTGACCTTCCTAACAGTTCCAAACGGTGAGGTGAAGAGAACTCTTAAGTCGTACAAATACGCCCTAAAATTACGTGAGAAAGGTTTAAGACCATTAGCTACCCTTGGGTATGATGAGACAAATCCGAACGGTTCTAATCTCAATATGCAGACCTTACAAGCCCCTAATAACACGCAAGCTTGGCAGATCATAGATCAGTACTTCGAAAGAAGTATTAAACGTTCAGGTGTGAATCTAGATGGTATCGATAGAGGAACAAACGTGACGGCGAGACAAGTATTAGCAGAAGAAGAGTCATCTAATGCTGTTATTAAACAAATCATGGAGAATAATGCCACTGAAACAAAACATATTGTTGAGGTTACTATCTCGATGATGAAAGCCTACATTGATAAGGATAATGATACACCAGTAGACTTCACAACCACTATCAACCTTGAGGAAATAGGAATGAAAGGAGAGAAAGTTACCCTTGGGGAGGTAGCGGAAGATTTAGATGTTAATACTTATTTCGTAAGGGTGAATTCAAGAACGGGGGCGATACCTTCTCAAGCTATGTTGAGAGCTAAATATGAAGCGTTGTTGCCAGCTCTAGCACCAGAAGATCCGAATAGATCTGCGGTTGTTAAGTCTCTATTTGAATTGTCAGATCTAGACTATGACGTAGCAAACCCAATTGCTAACAATATGCAACAACCTATGGGACAACCAGGACAGATGCCACCTAACCCAACCGAAAGACAAGCCCCAACACTAGATAACACACAAAATATAATCCCTGCTTAATGTTTAAGATGGAAGTTGTAAGGAAGTTAATAAAAAGAAAGCTCACAAAGGGAGTTGATAGACCTTGTGAGCAAGTTTTAGGATCTAGAACCAGAGTAGCTCAGTGGGCAAATATATGGGAAGACTTTGGGGCTGATATTGAAGCCATTCTACACTACAAAGTGATGAAGTTTATTGAGAGTGGTAGTTGGAGCAGTAAAGAGATCGACATATACAAGCAAGCTATAGCCGACGGCTTAATGTTTGCGAGTGAGTGTTATGACGAAAATAGAATAGTAGAAGAACATATACAACAAGGGCTAGACCTATCTTAAATAATGTTGTAAGGTAGGGAATTGGTCATTGAATAGCAGTTCGGGCACAAAAACTGGTAGGTAAACTACTGGTTAGCCTCGTGCCTGAGCTAGCCAGCAGTCTATCTATCAAGTGTAGATAGGCTTTATTTTTTAAACCTCAAAACAAATGGGTGACTTAAAGAACAGTCCTGAATCTGAACTTCAAGACATTGAAGTCAGTGAAGAAACTGAGTCTGAGCAAGACACTACTGACACTGAAGCTCCTGAGTCTGACGAACAGGAACAAGGTGAACAGGAGAAAGAGAAATCTGAGGAGCAACGTGTTAAACAGATTAATTCATGGCTTTCTAAGATCGAATTAGGAGAGAAATCTCTTGATGACGCTCCAGAGTGGGCGAAAGAAGAATTAGAAAGAAAAATGGGATCAAAGAAGGTTGATCCAAATGACATTGAAGCAATCGTCGAAAAGAAACTGAAAGAGAAGGAAGAAAAAGCAGGATTCGCAAAGTTGAAATCTAAAATCTCCGAGCAAAAAATTAGCAAGGATGAAAAAGAAAGATTGCAAGAAGAATACGCCGAATTGCGGCAAATGGGAGTGAGTGAATATAAAGCACTCGAAAAAGCAACCCAGATCGTAGGTGTGTTCGATAGAAAGCAGAATCAAGCAGGACGAATGCCAGGTGTATATGGTGGATCAGGAAGACGAAAGCCTGACTCACAAAAACCATTGGATGAATTAAGTGGACGTAAGAGAGTCGAAAGACTGGAAGCTCTAAGATTAGGTTAAGAGGTCAAAGAATAAAGAACTAACAATTCTTTAAAATTTGACAAAATGGCTGAACAAAATCAAGTAGACGCGTTAAGAGCAGAGCGGTTTGCAACTAACGTACAGGACTACTTAAACGAAATGTTGGTATCAGACAAAATTGCAAGCATGGAGCTTGAAGCAATGATGACTGATGCTTACAGAGTTAACAAATCATATACAACAGACGTTGTGATGGAAGATTATGAACCACTAACGGATCTAGCATTCCCAGCAACTGTTGCGACTAATGAATACCTAGAAGCTGACCAAATCAAAGCGACAGGGTTCAGATTGGACAAAGTTCAAACAGTAGCACAAGCAGCTAAACAAGAAGCTCAACAGTCTTATCAGGTTGCTTTCCAGATGAGAAACTCAATCGATCAACATTGTTTAAATACAATTAACGACGCAGTGCCTTCTGTGTCTGAAGTATCAGGTGGTTCTCTATCAGCTAGTACAATCTTCGGTAAGATTACAGACCTAAGAACTGCAATTGCAGAGCAAGACGCATTCGACGGAGTGGCTGCATTGGTTATGGATCCCGCGAGAGTTGCTCTATTAGATGAGTACCTTGCAGGAACTGGAAACAACGTAGCGGACACAATCCTAAGAAACGGATTCGCAGGGAAAATTAGAGGGTTCGAAGTATACGAATCAACTAACCTTCCATACTCAGTTGCATTGACTATAGATGCACAACCAACAGCAGGTGATACGATCACGATCAAAGGTGTTGTGTTTACATGGACGGCGGCTTCAAGTGCGAGTGCTGCGGGTGAAGTTTCAATCGGTGCTGACAAGGCAGCGGCTCAAGCTAACCTTGTTAATGCGGTAAATGGAACTGGTACAACTGGGGACAACACTTACATTGCATTAGGTACTGCAGACAAGGGTAGGTTGAGAAATAAAGGTGTAGCTATCTCTGCATTCAACGGAAGCGACATAGCAACGATCACTGGGGCAGGTAAGATCAACGGAGCTGAAACATTCACAGCGGGGACAAATGTATTCGGAACAGAAACAACTCAAATCCTTGGGTTGGTGAAAGGAGCGGTTGACGTTGCTAGATTACTGAAACCAGAAATAGACATCAGAAAAGAGTCTAGAAACTTCGGTAAAAACCACATGGGACGTGTTAGATATGGAGCGAAAGTATTCCACAGAAACACATTCAGAACGGCGAAAATCACATGTAACGCTTAATAGCTTTACTAGGGGGCATCCACGAGATGCCTCTAATTAAATTTATTAACTTTAAATTATGTCATTACTAGCAAGGAATGCGACTAACTCAACCGAAGAGGTTACAACATCATCAACATCATTGTTGGAAGCTAACGATGGAAGGCTTGGTTTTGTTGTCACAAACAACGGAGCAACAGACGTTTATATAACGTTTGGAGAGACAGCAACAACATCTAACGGTCACCTATTAGCAAGCGGAGATAGTTTCAGTGATTTAGCAATTGGATTTATGTATCCAGGTGCAATCAACGCAATCACAGCGTCAGGTACATCTGATTTAGTAATAACAAAATTTTCTTAAATGCTTAAAAAGAAAGGCATATTAGGTTCGGATTACTTTAAGTTCTTAAGCAAGAGCGGTGTTTTAGATTGGACTCCAGGTGAGCTGAATAGCACGCAGATGGCACAGTGGATAGATGCAACTGATGAGTCGACAGTGACTACTGCAACGGGTATTTCACAAATTGATGATAAAAGTGGTAATGGGTTTAATGCAACTCAATCGACAGGATCTGATCAGCCAGATTACATAGACGGTAGTGCAGGATATAAGGCTATTGATTTTTCTTCACCTATTAATGGTGTTCTTAATTTAGGACAACCAATTAACAACTCAAACTGTCTTGTCTTTGCAGTTTGGAAAGAATCAGCTACCGATTTCATACCAATTAACGAAAGTACAGGAGCTTACACAATGGTAGCGACGCAAAGCAACGCTTCCACCTCGATAAATGCAGGTAGTGGCACTCCAGTTTATTATAAAAATGGTAACCTTTCTAGCCCAACAACAAGAGGTGACCTTTATGATTTATACGGTGGGGATGTCCTTGTTATCTCAGAACAAAGAGAGGTTGATTTTTCAGCATGGATTGGAAACTGGACGCTTGGTAACTATTCTAGCACTAGGGATCTTGAAGGAGAATTTTATGAACATATTATTATTGATGGGGATGAGGTTACAACAGAAGATGTATTGAGAGTAGAGGGGTATCTAGCACATAAGTATGGACTTGAAGCTAGCCTCCCTCTTGGACATCCTTACAGGTCGTCAGCTCCAACTGTTAACGCTCCAAACTTTAGTCCTTACCTACTTGAGCCTTTAACTTGGTTAGACGCTTCAGAAGAGGCGGCTATAACACTTAACGGTTCAGATATAGTACAGATTGACGGTGTAGATTCTAATGGTGAATCGTTTACCCAGGGTACAGCACCAGACCAACCAGGATACGACGAAGTTAATGACTCTATGGTTTTTGCAGGGTCGGAAAACATAGCGACTACAAACAAAGCTTTATTCAATACATTGCACGAGTCAGCAGGTGCTATTGGGATTAAGGTGAAGCTTGCAGATGCTAATTCAGACACTTTACAGCCTATATTTTCGACAGCGAGTAACACAGGTAGTAGTAAGGGTGTGTTCTTAAGTATTGATGATAGGGCTATCGTTGGTACTAACAGAGTGAGCTTAGGAGTATCTAATGGATCGGGTGGTTCAGGGGCTTTTGCATACCTTACGCGTTCAAGTTCAGACTTCTCTCTTGGTGATTCAGATGTTACAGACTACTTTACAATTATTGTTGAGTGGGACGGAACAGACGCCAAAGCTTATAAAAATAACGTCTTACTTGGTACGCAGACTATACAGACCACGCTTGGAACTGGAGACTCAAGCCTTGATCCAATTATTGGTGAGGCTAGCGCAGATAACTTCAGTGGTGAGCTTGGAGATGTTGTTATAGTAGACCGAAAGCTGACAAGTGAGGAGCGAACTAACCTACACAATTATTTAATGAACAATTAACATGAAATGTTTAATTTTTGATACAGAAAAAAAGGCTAACACAGCTTTAGCACAGATTAACGACAATATGGGGATGCCCATCACGGGCGTAAATGCCAAAACAAAACAACCAGCTCCCGATTCAGCAAAAACCACGTCTTGGGCAAACGTAGAGCAGAGAAGTGACGGAAAATACTTCTTCCAAACTCCAGAGAGTGAATACATGACAGATGTTACTTACGATTCAGAGGCTGATTATAGCGATAATTGGCAGCAATACGACGAGGAGTTCAACTTAATAATCGACTTAAACCTAAAACTATGAACTGGTTAATTGAAAATGTATGGCAAATCACAGCCGTAGTGACAGCGATTGTGGGTAATGTTATTGCAGGTGTTGTTGGGTGGGTAAAGCTTAACAGCAAGGTAGATAAAAACACTTTAGCAATTACGGATCTTAAGGATGAAGTAGAGACTGACCAAAGAAAAAATTTAGAAAACACTCAGGCAATGCGAGAAGAAATTAGCCAGGACATAGATCGAGTTAGACAGCAGGTTCTAGCTCAAAAAGACGATGTGAACCAGCAGTTCTCAAAACTCAATGACACCCAAGTTCAGATCCTCAAAGAGCTATCAGGCTTAAATGCCACAGTCCAAATATTAATTAAAGACAAAGTAAAATGATCACAGTACAACAAGCCATAGACAACTGGACAACATTCTTTGACAGCAACACTGGTGTTTCAACTGCATCATTGATCAAGATGGTGGATCTTCTGAATCAAGAATTGTATGCTGAACTTTATGAAGTTGACCCAGAGAGATACATTTTGGAGACAACCTTCACATTCCAGGAGGGAGTATTGA